ACGACAACCGCCGGGATGGACTCGCGGGAGATCGCCATCAGTACACCGCCGGCAGCGCTGCGAAGGTCATGTCGATGGAGCCGCGCAGGGTGTCGTCCTGGATGGTCGGCACCTCTTGGTAGCTCCAGTACGCATTCGCCACCAGGACCGTGCCGTCCGGGTAGGTGAACCGCACCGCTGTAGCGGTGGCCGTCTCAGACACCGAGCGCACCGTTGCCACATACGACAGGTCGTTGTCGAAGAACAGCGGCAGCGTGACCGTGATCGGCGAGCGCCGCGTCGGGATTTGCTTGTCGATCACGTCGACCAGCGTCGTGATGTCGGCGTAACGTTGCTCGCCGCCGCCAACCTGAATGTCCTTCGTGATCTGGCCGATGTTCGTCCAGGTGCTGATTTCGCGCACAGAGCCGGTGCCGCTGCCGGTCGGGTAGCGCGTGGTGCTGGACGTGTCGATGCCGCCGAAGGTCACGTCGTTCGTAGCAACCACCGTAGCCTTGACGACACGGGAATTCAGCCGGTCCCAGCCAGAGGTCACCTCCACGAAGTCGCCGACGACGACGCCATGCGAAGCCTCAAGTGTCGCGACAGCGCTGGTGGCGTTCGTGATCGCGGACATGGTTTTGGCCGCACCGTATGCGCTGGCGATTGCCACGGTGGTGCCGACTGCGAGGGTGATAGCCATGCGGCTCTCCTAAACGATGGTTTCCGGCGCAGCCGGGTGGACAAAGAAACGGGTGACGACGCGAATCCGAACGGCGCCAACGGCGGCTTCGCCTTCGCTCGTGGTGACGCGCTCGATGCTGGTCAACTGGGTTCCGTGCAGCGCCGGGACGGCACACAGCGCGGTCAGTCCCTGCGCAGCAAGCGCATGCATGGAGTCATCGACATCGGCCGTCGCGCGGACAAGTCCCTCGCACTGCACCGTCAGCAAGTGCTGGTTGGTGCCGTCGGCCATTTGGGCCTCGATGGACTCATCCTCGGCGGTGAGCCTCCAAGCCGGCAACTCGGCCTCGCTCACAGCCCACAGGCGCGATGTGTAGACACGCGAGCCAGTGAGCGGCAGGCCCGTCATGCGAGCGGCCAGAGCATCGACAACTTGAGCAGCAGCGAGCGCCATTACGCCCTCGCCAGCACCAGGCGGGTGAGCGCGCCGTCCGGCGGCTCGCGCAGCACCTGGCGCACGATGTAGGTGACCGCGTTGGCGACGAACGACTGACCCGGGGCGGCAACTGATGCCTCGGACGTCCGCACCAACGCGGTCGGCTGTTGCGTGGCAATACCGTCAACCTCGATCACCGTCTGCGTATCGACGATGGCGGTCACCGCAACGCTGTTGAGCGTCGCGGCTCCGCCAAAGTCGGCGAAGAACGGGGCGAGGTCTTCGGTGAAGGCCACGGCGTCAGATGTACTTCGGGTGGTACGAAATGGACGCCGCCACCAGCGCCGGGCCGGTGGTGATCGTGCCGACGCAGCGCACGAAGCCCAGGATCGCGTTGGCGCTGACGGTGCGCTTCTGCACCGAGTTCGCGGTGACTGCGGCGTAGGCGCCTTCGTTCGGCGTGATTGCCACAGCACCAGTGCCAGAGTTGTCGCTGGCATGCTCGATCGTCCACACGATGGAGCCGGTAAGAGCTCCGCAGTGGTTCACAAACATGATGTCGCCTTCGGCCGCACGCGCATCGACCCACGACGACGTTGCCGCCGCAGTGTTCGCGGCAGATGCGGGGTCCAGCAACTTGACGGTCGTTGCGGCTTGCCCTTGGTTGCCCAGCATGGTCAGGACTCCTTGGTCTTGCCCTTCGCCTTCGGTTCAGGCGTGGGCTTGAGATCGGCAACCGCTGCGGCGGCCGCCACCTCTGGTTTCAGCACTTCGACCTTGTTGATCGCGGCCAACTCGACGGCCAGGCGGCGATCCAGGGTCATGACCTTGCCGGCCTCTTGGCGCACGGTCTTGAGCAGGAAGGGCCGCAGCACCTTCACACTCAGCGTCTTTGGGGTGTCCATGTCGCTGTCGGGCGACGCGCCAACAACCAGCACTGAACCGGATGCAGTGAGCACGTCGCCCGTCCTTTCGTCAGGTGATGGACGAGGCGTAGGAGAACGCGCCGCCGTAGCGGACGCCGACGTCGATCGACACCAGCGCGCGAACACCGACGATGCCGGCCTGGAAGTTGGCGTAGGGGTTCACCTCGATTTCGAGAACGCCCCACTCGCCAATCACGACCTGCGAGAAGTCGCCGAACAGCATCGTGGCCGACGACATCTGGTTCGACGTCATCGCGCGCATGTTGAACAGCGTGCCTTCCAGCATGTTCCCTTGCCACAGACGGGTCGTGCCGGTGGACGGCAGCTCAGGGCGGGCCATCAGCAGCGCCGCGACAGCCGGGGTCGTGACGTAGCCGCACGAGCCCGACAGCAGGTTGCCTGCCGACACATCGCTCTGGAACTCCAGGATGCCGGCGGCAGCCAGCGAAGTGCCGGTGACCGAGCCAACGCCAGAGGTGCCGACGATGCCCTGCGGCTCACCAGACGCGCCAGAACCACGCAGAGCACCGACGTCGATCGCCAGCGCGCAGATGGTCGCGAGGTCGGTCTTGACGATGCCTTCCGCATCCGGGCTGGACTGGAGCAGCAGTTGACGGCTGATTTCGGTGTAGCCGCCGACCGTCTTGGGCGACAGCGACATCTGGCCAAACGTCTGAGCCGACTCGGTGACGGTCGATGCCTCGTTCGCCAGCCATACAGCGGTGCCAGCTGCAGACTGCTTCGGCACCGTCACGTTGCCAACCAGGCCAGCCAGGCGACGAGCGCCCATGTTGTAGACGACCGAGCGGTTACGCATGAGCTCGATGAAGCTCATGTTCTCGGTGCTGATCAGGTAGCCGCCGGCCGACGACGTTCCGGCCGTCAGGTCGCGACGACCTTGAGCGCGGGACTGCTGCACTTCGAACGGCACGAAGAACTTGTGCGCGTCGGACATGCGGCCGAGCTTCTGGGCGACAGCGCGCGAGGCTTCCAGTTCGAAACCGGCGTTGCTCCAGTTCTTGTCCACCACCGCACGGATGGCGTTGAACAGGCTGAAGCTGCGGGCCTCCTTCTCGGTCAGGCCGATGGAGGTGTCCGTCTTCGGATTGGTCTTGCCGCGCTCTTCAAGAACCTTCAGCAGATCATCGCTGAGTTGCTCGATGGTCAGACCGGTGCCGATCCAGTAATCGCGCAGGTTGTCGTCGATCTTGTTTGCCTTGCAGATGTTCTCGATGCCGCGACGGCGGTTGCGCTCGAACTCGACCGAACGCTCCGACGTACGGACTTCGACCTGCATCGTCGGCGCCGAGCGTTGCTCGACTTGAGACGGCTGATCCGCGACGCCCGCGGCGGCTTCTTCCTTAGCCATGGTGGCTCCTGTGGTTGCGGGTAGTTCCGCGGGTTGAGAAATCTGTGCCTCGCGCGTGACGCGCACAGGCTTGGCCTCGCTATCTGCGTCGCGGCCTACACCAACGCCAGGGTCGGCGGGAACGGTCGCGAAGCTGACTTCCAACACGCCCCAATCGGTGGCGGTGAAACTCTTGGCCTTCGTGTCTTCGACCATCTCGTACAACTCGTACCCGATGGACACGTTGCGCATGCCGCCTTCGACCATCGCGGCAACTTCGCGGGCGCGCTCGGTATCGAAGAAGTGGGCATCGACCCAGAGGCGCTTGTCTTTGATGCGAGCGCTATCCACCATGCCGACCGGATCGCCCCAGTCGTGGTTGAACAGCAGCGGCGCAGCGCCGCCCTTCAGCCGATCCATACGAATCGACTTCTCGTCATGGCGAAGAACCTCGGTGCCGAACCAGCGCTCGACGGGCATCTCGCTGCTGGCCGGGAAAGACAACCGAATCGGCTCATCCTTCGCGCGCTGGACCGTCACTTCGGCGCCGAACATGTCGCGCGAAAGCCGGCCGACCTTGATTGCGTCGGTCATTGCATGATTCCTTTGGATGGGACAGGGCGAAGCGGGCGCGGCGCCATGCGCGCCTCTTGCGGCTCCGCTTCGTCGTCATCAGGGCCAGGAGGCTTGGGCGCAGGCGGCGGCTTCTTTGCCTCCATCTCTGCGGCGACATCCGTGTCAACGGCAACGTCGGCCGCCTTCAATAGGTCGAGCTCGCGCTTGCGCGTGTCAACCACGTCCTCGATGTCGCGGCCGTCGGCGGTCTGCGCGATCACATCGGTGAGCGTTGTCAGGCCCGCCTTGATCGCTTCCTTGTAGGCTTCGACTTCCTTGGTTGGGTCGATCCACGACCAGCCGCGCGGCTTGAACAGCACCGCCTCGAACTTCGAGGCATCAGAGGCGTACTGGGTCGGCTGGATGGCGTCGATCGCACGACCGAGCACCGCTTGCTGAAGCCAGGCGCTATGCAGCGGCAGGCGGAAGTTGCGGATCCACCACTGCTGCAGCATCCGCCACAGGTCGCGGTCATCCAGCAGCGCGAGGCGCGAACTGCTGTAGTTGCTCTGGCTGTAGTCGCGAGACAGGCTCTCGTAGCTCACCCCGCAGCCGGCCGCAACCTCACGCAGCATGTGCCGCATGAACGGGTCCAACGCCGTGTTGGGCCGGTTCGGGTTGTGGAAGGTGAGCTTCTCGCCTGGGTTGAGTTGCTGGATGGTCAGCGGGTCAATGTTCATGACCCCCTGGCCGCCCTCTTCCTCTTCGTCCCTCAGCGTTTCGCTATCCGGCGACTCGATGGTTGCGAAGTAGTACGAGGCGGCGCGGGCAGCAGAAACCTCCGAACCCGTGTACTCGTTCATCTCATCCAACTTGCGCAGGACGGTGTGCAGCCACGGCACGCCGCGGGTTTGCGGCCAGCGCTCAACGATGCGGAGGTGGAAGATGTCTTCTGCCAGAACGCGCTCGAAACGATCCGTCGCGCCGGCCGTGCCGCGAACATCGCCTGGATGCCGCTCGCGAATCCAGTAGGCCACCGCCCGCCCGAATCGGTCGCACTCGATGCCCATCCTGTTTTCGTTTGCGCCCACAGCGCCAGGCGGCACGATTTCGTGCGGCACGCGCTCTGACTCGATCAATTCCAGCCCGAGCGGAACGCGGCTGTCACCGAAGCGGCTGTAGTGCTTGCGGATGAAGACTTCGCCGGCCTCGAACACCTCACCGGCAGCAGCACGCTCAAGGTCATGGAAGTGCAGCGCCCCGCCGGTATGGCAGTTCTTCGCAGCACTCCAGTCAAACCAGGCCGCCTCGATACCGTCGTTGACAGCCTTGTGCAGCTTCGCTGCGCCGGAGTCGTCCTTGCGCGTGGTCTTGGTCTGGGCCTGCATGCCCACACCGGCACCGATCACGTTGTTGATGACGACGAGGCGAGCCCGCTTCGCATACGAGCTGTCGCGGATCATTTGCCGCGAAGCAGCGCGCAGCCGGGTCAAGCTGCTGTAAATCTCAGCATCCGCACTGGTGTCGCCACTGGAGCCGAGACCGCCGGTCGTCCGCGCGGGACGGGCCGCCGCATACATGCGGCCGAACGGCACCGCACCAGGAGGCAGCGCAGGCTTGCCTCCGAACGCGGTGAACGCCGCGCGCAGCCGCTGCATTAGCGTCGGCTTACGCACGGTTCAGCCTCACGTAAATCTTGCGCTTGCTCGCTTCGCCGCGAGCAACGGCCGCCGCGCTTTCCTCGCGCAGAACATCGGCCTTGAGCTTCGACTCAAGCACGAGCAGTTCGCTCATGCTGTAGTTCTGGAGTTGACGCTCGCCGATGCGATACGACAGCACGCCGCTCGTTGCCTTGCCGGCCAGCAGCGCCTGCACGTTGTCGAGAGCGATGCGCGCATCACTGCGCGTATCCAGCGCCGTCGCAGTGCGCGGGTCAGGATGAAACTTGATGACCCCGCTGGCGAGGTCGTACTTCTCGGATGCCTTCTGCACCCACGACGACCAGCTATAGTTGCCCGCCGTCCATGCAGCAGTCGTCGCCGCCGCAACCTGGATGCGATACAGCGTCGGGTCGTCCGCGTCCTGCGTGCCAGTCAGCGTGATCGCAGCAGGCCCCGCCGAACGCGGGACGAGCACGTACTTCAGCACCCACCCGTCCGCCGGAAGGTAATCCGGCACCAGGGTGGTGAAGTTCAGCGTTCCGCCGAGGACGAGGCTTTCAAGGTCCATCGCGCCGCATCGTCGCGATGCAGCGCTGACAAATTAAGGGTGGAACCTGTCAGTCAACTAGATGCGCGAGCGGCCAATGCGAACGGTCGGCGTGCGCAGCGTGCCGCGCCCGATTCGGCGCCGCGAGTTCGTCGTGAACACGCTCGTCTCCGCCTCGGCCGACTCCACGCCAGCGGCCATGGCAAACGTGCTCATGCCGTTGATGCCGAAGGCGCACGATTCGCCGACAAGAGCCGTGCTACCCCCTCCGCCAGCGGCGGCGATCTCCCCGCCGGCAATGGCCGCGGTAGCAATGGCGATGGTCGCTAGTGCAGTCATGGTCAGTCCATCCGTCCGGGCACGCTAAATGCCCCGCCTCTCTCACAACAATGCAACGCGAGGAGAGTCCCATGGGCATACGTGCCATCTGTGCCGCTGCGCTCGTTTGCGCGTTTCCAACTTTTGCGGCAAATCCTCCCGCTACCGCTTCCGTCGGCCCGGTTCGACTCACCATCGTTGACACGGATCAGACCGACGGGATCACAGCCGGAGTCACGCTCACCGGACAAGGCGGGTTCCACGGCAACCTGTCGTGGGTCGCCGATCCGAACGGCGGTGGGTTCTGGTCCTCGGAGCAGGTCGGCTTTTTCGATCCCGGCACCTCGGGGGAGTGGCTCAGTTTCTTCACCTGGGGCGAATCGCTGTCTGCGACCACGCACAGCACGTCGGCCGGCAAGCCGTACTCTCGATCGTCGATCCAGGATTCGTGGCTGGCCGTTGTCGCACCGCACAGCCGCGTCACCTTCGAATTCGACGCCACCGCGGTTGGAGGCGTCGCCGAGGTGAGCGCCTGGCTCACCGTTGGAGCCGATACCTTCTCCAACCTCGTCACCGGCTCGGGACTGCTGGCGTTCTACTTCGAGACCGGCTCCGATGAGGTGACGGGCACCCTCACTCGCAAGGCGCAATCGCTGGTGGATATCCGAGCCGTCGCTGCCCCCGAGCCAGGGACCTACGCCCTCCTGATCGCCGGCCTGCTGCTTCTGGCACACCGCGCTCGTCGCCGCAATCTCCGCCTTGAAGTCGAGTAGCGCCAGGTCACGGCGATGATCGACCGCCGCGAGGAACGGAACCGCAGCGGCGATCAGCACGAGCGCGAGCTCAATACAGCGTCTCATTGGGGGACAGCCCGAGAAGGTGGGCGTGGCAGTCCAGCGAGGCGTGCAGGCAGCCCTGCACCACCTGGGTCAGCACCCCATTGTTCCAGCCGTTCCACCAGTCGCCGTGGGCGCTCAGGCCACCGGCAGCGTAGCCAAGCGCGTAGGTGTCGGAGGCTAGGCGCCAGTTCTCTGGCCTGGCGCTGGCGCTGACCTTGTACCGGATGTTGAAGCTGATCTGCGGAATCATCACCGGATGCGTGCCTGGGCAACCCGTCGTCGGGTTCTCGTAGGCCATGTGGCTCTGGTGGTTCGCTGAATCGAGGTTCACGCCATCCCAGCACTGCGGAAAGAACACCAGCAACTGCACGTCGGATCCGTTGGCGCAGCCGGCGCCCGGGATCGTGGCCGAGAAGTTGGCGCCGAGCGGGCACTCCCAGCGGTAGGTGTTGCCAAGCGTCGTCGAGGTGTTCGCCGGGTCGCCGGCAATGATCCGCAGATCGGCCGGCGGGACGGTCACCGCCGTGAGGTTTGCGCGGCGATAGGCGGACTCGTTCTTGTAGTAGACGATGTTGGCGTATGGGATGACAGGAAAGCCCGTCGTCGTGTCAATGACGGCAGGCACCCAGTACCCGGAGCGATTCGCGATGCCACCGACGCAACTGCTACGCCCGACGGTCGCGAGTTGCGTCGTGGTAGCGGTGGTTGCCGAGATATCGCTGTTGCCGAAGAAGTTGTGTAGGTGGCTCTTCTTCGGGTAGCTCGTCGAGCCGCTCGGCGGGTAGACGATGGGGTCGAAAAACCCAAGATGGCTGGTAGCGCACACGATGCGGAATGCGCCCCCGTCTGGCGTACTGTTCACCTGCACAGAACCGCTGGTGTTGTCGCGCTTGCGCAGCGTCGAAAAGCCGTAGCTCGGCGCCGGCAACGCACCACCGTTCACCTCGAACTGAAGCGAGGGCCACATCTCGAAGACACCGGCCGCCGCCGCCACAGGATAGCTTGGTGCGGCAACGCTATCCAGTTGCCCCATCACTCCGCCGCCAAGATCGACGCTCGGCAGATTGACGGAGAAGCCGGCCACAGCACCGGCGACCGATGCAAGGAGAGCGGCGATCGTGAGCTTTCTAAGTCCGAGCATCAGAATCCCCGAGAGACAAAACCTTGGAGTGCGCAGCCGATCGCGGCGACACTTGTGCTTGGGTTGTTGCACCATGGGTGCATGTACACCTCTGGATCGGACACCAGCGTCCAGGTGTACTGGAGCTCCCAACTGATGCCGCCGTCCTCCGACGTGTCGAAGTGGACTTCCCCTGACGGCATGTCGCGTCGAATCCGCACGCGGCAAAGCGATGACGGGCTTGAGAACGTGTACAGCGAGCCGACCGCCGTGCTGTCTTGGTACGGACGTGCCGTGCCGTTGGTGACGCGGATCGAGTGATCCATCTCGTTGAGCGTCTGCCCGGCCGAGGTGTTCATCTTCAGTGCGATGGAGCGGACGGCCGCATTGGTGTCCGTAACCTGCATCTCCACCCAGCCGGACGTCTCCAACTTGGCCTGATGCGCCGAGCTGCCGAACGTTGCCTGGGTGAGCGGATGGCATTGCGTGGTGCCGCCGCTGCCCGAGTACACGAACCCGCCGCCGCCACTTGTCAGGATGGTGAACGTAGTCACCAGCGTTGCAGCCGTGGCTGGCACCGGGAACCCGTTGGCGACCGTCACCGCCGAGAAACTCGGCGCGAGGTTGCCGGCGTAATCCTTCACCCGCAGCGAGTCCGTGCCAGACTGCGTGTAGGCAAGCGTCGGCAGATCACCCGGCACAAAGTTGCTCGATACCTTGACCTTGACCGTGTTGTCCACCGCAGTTGCAGACAAGACCGTCTTGGCCGTGGCGACAGTGCCAGCGACGACGAACTGCGAGGCGCCGAGCGCGTTGGTGGATAGCTGCTTGTTGTAGGTGATGAGCACCTCATCCGGCGCGGCGATGAGGATCTGCACGCCATGGCGCCGCGGTGCTGTTGTGTCGAGCGCTAGCCCGACGACGCGCGGGGTCAGCGTGGCGCCATCGTCAGCGGCTTGTACTGTGTACTCGTAGTAGGAGGCGCCGGCCGCGCTCTGTGCGCCAGCGATGTCCACGCCGTTGCGCTGAATGAAGATCTGGCCGTGATAGCCCACCGGCAGCACGACACGCAGCACTTGCCCAACGAAATACGGCGTTGGCGCATTCCTGCGCTGTGCTCTGCGGGCTGTAGCGATCACGGACAACATCGCTCACCCTCAGCAGGAGAACAGGAAGAACGCCGGAGCAGCGCTGGCTACATCGACCGTTGCATCGCCCATCTCAGCGTCATCCACGCTGATAACTGCTGTGGCATTGCCTCCGACCAGAATCCCGGGCTTGCCAGTGGTCAAATCGGTCTGGCTGGTATAGGTGCCGAGAATCGATCTGTTCTTGTATAGGCGCAGGGTGCTTCCAATGATGGAGAGCAGCATCTTGTCTCCGTTGGCCCACGGCGTTGTGGTGATGGTGGCGATAGACGTGGTTGTGCCGTTCACCATCTTGAAGACTTCCGTGGTGTGGTTGCTGCCGCTCGCAGCGTCATCCAGGATGTACGCCCCATAGAAGTCTGCAGCGCCATCGGTATCAGCAGAACAGCGGACCACAACCCCCGCGAGGAACGCAGTGCCGTTGAACGCAATCCCGCCGAACGTCACTTCGGCGTATTGGTCATTCGAGAACGTGCCAGCGCCGGCCCACCGAGCCACTTGGTAGTGCGCTGTACCACCAGACTTGCCGACGACAACGTTCGACAGGATCTGCGGCGGCGTCGCATCCCAAGCGATATCTCGGATGTGCGTCCAGTTCGAACCAATGTTGCCGTTGGCTCTGTTGAAGTTGTCGGTGGCTACTGAGGTGAACGCCATGGGATTCCTTTACGCGAGCTTGAACAGCGCGACCTGTGTCGTTGAGTCCGACACCCACAGGTGCAGGCCAAGCTCCTCGCTGTATGCGTGCTGGCTGTACTGCGGTACCGGCACCGCCGGACCCTTCACGCCATCTGGCAGGCCGGAGCCGCCGATCGGGCGAGAGCCCTTCGTCCATGTTCCGCCTGTACCAAGCGTGCGATCGTTCGGCGGCGTGAGCGTGTTCACAACGTCGCCGGTCCAGCCCGGCTTCTGGACGAAGAATCCGTTTTCCTCGTCCCACTCGAACCGAGCCTGACCGTCGTTGACGGCGAAGGATCCAGCCGGGGAAACGATGAACGAAGGTGGCGTCGTGGGGTTCAACGTGTCCCACTCCCAGATGTTGCCCAGCGTGTCGTGCCACATGATCAGGCGGCGCTTGGTGAAGGCAAATGCCTTGATGTATGCCCCGCTGGCTGGTCCGGCAGGGAAGCCGAACGTGACAGACGAATAGGTCTTCGTCCCGGCGTGCGCGTAATGCACGACATTGCGGCCCCAGAACGAGTCGTGGCCGAAGTAGATCCGGTTGGTGTTCCTGTCATGAACCGCCCAGCCTTCGACTTGGGCGTTGTCGCCAGCGGTGCCGGTGATGAAGCGCGTCCACAGAGCCGTTTCCAGATCCTGTTTGTGCATGGTCGAGACGCCGAACGACTCATTGCAGGTCGCGCCGCGCGTACACCAGAGCAGCGAACCTTGATTGCCCTCCTGAAGCGCGATGATGGAGCCGTACGTGTGGCCCAACACCGGCATCTGGCCCGAGGTTGCGTTGGACTTCTCGTAGTACGGGCTGCCGTTGGAATCTGCAATTTCGTTAGCGGTCGGCGCCGAATTCGTGGCCGCGTCCACGCCGTTCGCGTTGACCTTCGCGACCCATGCGGCAGCAGTCGAAACAGCGCTATCGAGCGGGAATACTGCTGAGTCGTAGAGGTACTCGTTGTTGTGGCCGCCCGTCGGCCCCATCACGTAAGCACCGGCACGGCCGTACCAAGGCACATAGGTTCCGCCGGAGTACGAGCCAAACGTCGAGTTGTCGAACGTCCCATCCGTCATGCCGGACGGCTTCACCGCACGCATGGTGTTCGTGCCGATGAGAATCGATTCGTTGGCCGCTACAGAGTACAGAGTGACGCGATCGTGGCGCGGCTTGACAGCGAATGGCAGCCAGTTGAGGAAGCCAGCGGCCAACGTGCTCCAGTTCGTCGCGCCGGTCAGGCGTGTCCACGCCGCCCGAGCCCCTGGCGCCTGATGATCCACCGCATAAGCGATGGCGGGAATCAGATTCCCCCAGTAGCTGTCGGCGCCGCCGTTACTGCTGCCGATGTTCCCGTCTAGCAGTGTGTTGCTTGTCGTGGTGTTCAGCGAGCCGACGTTCTGGAAGTGAATCTCACCCCAGCTTTGATACCAAGTTGCGCCCGTGTTGCTCGTCGCGAACTTCCGCCCGTACTGAGCGGCGCGCACGAATGGGTATTCGCTTGAACGACCTGTGGCGCCAAGGCGGCCGACGATGAACCGATACATCCAGTCGCGTACAGCGACGATGTTCGTCATGTCGGACAGCGGCTTGATCTCGGACAGGTAGCCGTTGACGGCAATCTGAAAATCAACCTGCCACGGCGGTATGTCGCCGGTGACGCCCCAGTTGCCGTAGTCGTTGACGTAGAGGCATCCGCTCCACGCCATCGTGTTGCCGCTCTCGCTGGCGGTCTTGAGGTTGGCGTAGTTGTTGTCCAGCAGGGTGGCGAAATCCGCCACAACCGTGCCTGCCGTCTTCATCGCATCTGGGCAGATCGCGACGTACTGGCCGATCGTGCGGGCAATCCACGCACGGCCGCGAATCTGCTGGCTCAGGATGCGCGAGGTGCCGCTACCGTTGGCATTGCTGACACACAGGAAGCACAACCCAGCGACACGGGCCAGCGTTTCGAGGTGCCAGCCATCGCCGGTCAACTTGAAAGCCGTGTCGCCGGTACTCGGGTGGTGCGCCTGATCCCACAGCAGCGTGCCGGCGCCGTATGACGTGAAGCCACCGCCGCCCGGGCCTTCGAATGTCCAGGTAGAAAAGTTGCCTGCTCCGGTGAGCTTTGGCACCGGCTCGCGAGACGTCTTTGTGCGCCACGAGACCGGGTACGAGTTGACCGACAGCGACCCGCAGACCATCGCGTTGAACGCACGCACGTCGCCTGTTGTGAGGTAGGCCCCATCCCATTGCGGGAGGATGCCGATCCCTGGCGCGGCCCCAGTCCCGCCCATATCGGCCTCGTGCGGACCTTTGTCCATGGGGACGTACGTCTGATCCAGACCGGACAGCACGGTCTCGCTGGCCGCTCCGTGGCCGTAGTTCGGATACAGCTTTGTCGAGCGCTGATACGCCACATCGTGCAGGCGCGTCAGTTGTGGGTCTGTCCCGATCCAGCCTTCGGCAAAGTAGCTGGCGTGCCCGTAGTGGGTCACGGCTGTGTTGAAGACCGTGACGCCACCAATCGTGATGGTCGGCGTGTACGAACGATCGGCCGATGTCCACGCGGCCCCGGACCCGTTGTCCAGAAAGCCGTTCTCGACCATCACGCCGACGTGTTTTCGCCCCTCCGCCCAGAGCTTGACGTACCAAGTGACGTGGATGTCAGAGCCAACATCAGCCCGATACCACGCCTCGATCATCTGCGGGCCGGCAACGAGCACAACATCGGGCGCACCAGCGGCCAAGCGCGTTGCTAGGTTCGCTGACCCGAACGCGGCGCAGTCCACCACCGACGTAGGCGCCGCAGCCACGATGTCTGCGTGAGCCAGCGCGGTTCCACTCGGAGGCGTCCCGTTGTTGACGTTGACTGTCAGTGTGGCGTTCTGCGTGGCAGACCACTGCCCTGAAACGATGACGTGCTTTGCCGAGCCGCCGGGCCATGTCGAGAGAATCTTGGCCTGATACGCATTGCCTGGCAGATCGGTGCTGACGGTCGTCGCATCGCCCTCCTTCAAGCCGAAGGCGATGGAGAACGGCTGCTGGCCGCTCGTCGCGGCGCTCTTGAGCGTGAATGACGTAAGGCCAGTGCCGCCACCGCCGCCCACACCACCGCCGCCGGACGACACCACCCGGCGCTTCTGCCGCATCGGCAAGAGCGAGCCGAGAATCATCAAGCCGTCCTCGTGCCGATTAGATAAATTTTGAGTCCAGCCCCTGCCACCGTGCTGCCGACCTGATCGATGTCGATGGTCATCTCGGCATCGTTAGCCAACGCCGCGTCAGTGATTCCGGCCGCGGTCGCTGCGGTCGTGCTTGTCTTCTCGGTCGCGTCGATCGACAACTTGTTGGTCGTCATGATCGTGGAGCCGCCCTCATTGATATCAACGATGAGGGTCGAGCCAGTCGGCGCGGTCGTCACGCTGGCACGCACCTCCGTCAGCGTCATCGCGAACGGCATGCGGAAGGTGAGCTTCGCCGTTCCGGTGGTCAGAGCCGTGGTTTCGTCGCCGACGGCGAAGCCAAGCACCGCCTTCTGAACCAGCGGCGTGCCGTCAGCCTTGGTGTAGTTGAAGACTCGCCAGTTTCCGGAGCCGGAAGTGGTGGCCCAGAAGGTGTCTCCGTCTGCTGCAACGATGTTCGCGCCGCCCGGAAGGTTCAGGGTGGTGGCGTTGTGCGTCAGCGTGAACGCGCCGGTCGCAATGACTACCTTGGTTACGCCAGCCGCGACGGTATCAAACGCCGTAATCGTCGCCGTTCCGCTAATCGAAACCTTCGAGCCGGCCAGCCCGCCAATGTTCGTCGTTGCGGCCGAGCTGATCGCGCTCGTTGCGCCAAGGTCAAGCGGCAGCGCCCACGACGGATTGGCGGCCGATCCGCCGCTTTGGAGGTAGTACTTGCTCGA